CGTACACGGACTGCGTTGGATGTTTTTTGGATTGTCGGTGGACCACAGGTTGTCACTCCTCGTCTGTCGTTGGCGGCGTCAGAGGCTCGGACATTCGCAGTTCTGGGAGGTCTCGCGCAATGTCGGCTAGCTGGCTGTCCAGCAATGCCAGCGCGCCGGCCAAGTCGATCTGCGAAACGAGCGGTTGAAACGACGCCTCGCTCGGTGGCTTGTTGATGTACAAGATCGGTATCTCGTCCTGCTGCGTGCTGTCCACCGTCACGTTGCCAGCCTGGACGCCATAGGCAACGTAGGCCGGGTTGACGGTCTTGCCGACCTGCGCATGGAGCAGACTTGCCAGCGCGTTGGCCGCGTCAATCTTGTGCAACGTCGCAGCATAGCCCAGCGCGCCCCAACCTTCGCCGATGTCCTTGAATGGGATATGAACGACTGGCACAAAGTCGTAAGGCACCTGCCATTGCCAAGTTGCCTGGCCGTCTTGCACGTTCTCAGGATAGGCGTATGGCCTGTTGTCCTTGTACGTGCTGTAGCGAGTGAACGCCCCGCCCCACACGGCAGGATGCTCAATCACCTGCTTGTAGGTGTAGGCCACGCCCCGTTCGTCTTCGGCCTTGTACTCCATCGTCGCCTGCTTGACGTGGCCGAAATCATCCCACTCCAAGTCGGTGAACTCGGACGGACGGCGTACTTGCATGTAGGCTTTGCCCGCCGATGGACTGTCCACTACAACGATGAACGCATCGCCCATTGAAGCACTGTACAGCGTTGCCAGATTGCGCTTGCTGTTCCAGTTGCTCCACTGCCACAGCTTGGCAATGGCCGGTCTCAGTGCGTCGTTGTCCGTCAGGATGGGCAGCGCCGATGGCTTCTCTTTGCCGTCGCCGGCGTCCAAGTCCAGCACACCGCCCCATGTGTTAGTCACGTAGAACTCGCACCACGCCGGCACAGGGTTGCGCAGTCCCTTGGTGTACCGGTATAGCTGGCTGCCGCTGGGGTACGTCGCAGCCAGGTACGTTGAAAGCTGGTTATAGATTTGGTTGGTATAGAATTGCCAAGCAAAATCATACCGCTGAAGCCTTTGGCTGGCGTACGCGCTGCCTGTAATGGTCGGTGTCCAGAATGCTCGATATGCTGCCATGATCCTGTCCTTTAATGCTGTCATAAGCCTACCCAGTCCCGCAGTTTGGCGGGGAGTGTACCTTGTTGGATTGGCCCGCCGCCGCGTAGCATAATCTGCGTTGCGGCCCAAACGAGCGCATCCATACGGTTTGGCGACGGGTCGCCAGGAACCCACAAGCACTGCTCATCCTCAAGCGCCGGGAAGCTGCCCACGTGGTGGCCGCGTCCCTGTTCGTAGATGACGGCGATAGGCTCAGCCCTTGTCATTTTACCACGGCTTGCATGGACTAGCCGCACTGGCACGGCACTGTCAACCTGCGCAATGACAGACGCAACCATCTCGCCGCCGTTGTTGCTTTCGGCTATGATGGCATCGGCGCTGTGCCTGTGGTATGCGGTCACAGCGGCCCGCGCCCATTGCTCAGGACTGCCCTGCGTGCTGTCATCGGCCAACAGGTAGAAGTGTTCACCGTTGCGCCCTGCCGTGACAATGCCCGCCTCGTCGCCTGTACTGGTAGCAGTCGGGTCAACGCCAACAACAACCTGCTCACAGTCGGGCGCTTTCAACACGCGGCCCGCCTCGATGGCTGCTCTTGTCCACAGTGCGCCGGGCGCTTCGTCTACGTCCTCGGCCATGATCTCTTGGCGGTAAGCCAGCGCCGTCATGTCTGTAGCAATTTCAGACAGCGCAGCCGTCGAAATGTACGGGTTGTCAACGCTCTTGAAGTGGAACGTTGCCCAGCGCCCGGACGTGTTAGCCGCTGCCCGCTTGAACAACTTCGCTGCGTGTTGCGGGTCGCGTGCCTTGCTCACGCTGCGAGATTGCAGACTTGGAGGGGTGTAGATAAACACCGCATCGCCGTCATTGTCCAGCAGCATCGGCGCGCCTACCCTGTCCCAGGCTTCCTCGTTCATCAATTGCCATTCATCCAAGATCAAAACGTCGGCATAGTCGCCACGTAGGGTATCAGCGTTCCATGCTGTCTTTGCCCGTATGCGCTGCTCTGTACCTTCCAACTCGATATAGTGCTCAGTCTCGTTCTTGCGGAATAGCCCGGCGTCGATAGGTTCCTTCAGCGCCGCCTTGACGTTGCGCCAAAACGTGTCAAGCTGCTCAGCCGTTGGCGCAGCGTACAGCACCCGATGGCCCGCAAGGAACCGCTCCACGGCAAAGATGCTCATGCCCACGGTTTTGCCACCGCGCCGCCCGGCCCGGATAACCTTGCGCTTGGCGGTGCTGTCCATGAACCGGGCTTGGTGCTCATGCGGTATCGGTAGCGTTATTGTCAGTGCGTTTGTTGACATATTCGACCCGCAGCACAAAAGGCCCGCCGTCTTTGCCTTGATGCTCTAGCTTGTCCGTTTGCCCAAGTCGCTGCTTGCCAAGCCAAATCTGCATAGTGACGTTGCCGCTCATGGCCGTCTGGTACTGCTTGGCGCGCAGCAGGTTGTCACCGAGCATCTTCTTTTGTTGGGAAAACGTCACATAACTAACATTGAGATCGCTTTTGCACCGCCGATACAACGTCATCTCGGAGACGCCAAGTTGCCGCGCAATGTCCACCGTCTTGCAACCAGCCTCTAGCAGCTTGCCCACGGTATCCCAATCAATCACGGCTGGCGTGCGGCCGGTTTTACTTGCCATTGTCGTTACATAGTAGCACCGGCACAATGCCCATGCGCCTGCTGTACAAGTCAGCCATTTTCCAGCGCTTGACCGTGCTTATCGGCCAATCGACAACTTCCCATATTGCCCGCTTGGCGTCGTCTGGAGTAGGCGTCAAGTCAAACGCCATCGGGCTATCTACTAGCGCCGCTGCCGCTTTCACATGGATTGTCAATTGCTCGGCTATGTTGACGATGTGGGATTTGCCACCGCGCCCGCGCACGTACATAACATGACGGCTTGCCGCATTGCCTCCAATCCATTGGCGCAGATCTGCCATCTCTTGTTCGTAAGTCAGGTTAGGCACAAAACGAGCTAATGGCGCGGGAGGGGTATTAACGAAAGTAGTGAACTTGACGCGACAAATACCATTCCTGATAGTGCGTGCTAGTCGGTCGTAAAACTGGCGAAACTCTGCCCAATCCTCTGCGGTCTCACCGGGAGCGCCAACGATGAAAAACATATGCGTATTGATCTTGTGAGCGTGCAACTCTGCCAGCACGTTTAACAGCACATCGTTGGCGATAGGCTTCGCAAACGCTTTGCGTATTCGTTCACTGATACCTTCAACGCCGAACCGCGCAATACCCACACCACTGCGAATAATGGCGCGCCGGTTGGCATCGTCTGCAATTTCCATGATGGTGAAAGACTGGCTATCGAGTTTCGTTGTGATGCGCCGAAAATAATGGAGCGCCATCGGGTCATTGCTTACCAGTTGCACACGCTCTTTGTGTTGCTTGAGCGCCTCAAGCGTACCCAACACTTTAGCCTCGTCAGGGTTCTGTTTGTGCGTCTGTCGGTAGGTTGTCGCGCAGAACAGACACTTGCAATGGCATCCCTTTTCCGCGATGATGCGCACAACCTTGTCATCACTGCGTACCGGGGGAGTATCCCAATCAACGAATACGTCAGGACTTGCCAGCTTGGGCGCGTCGTCAACAAGCAGCCAAGGGCGCATCTTGTCGCGTTGCAACTTTTCCGCTTGTGACCGCTCAATAGCGTGTGGATACTCAATAATCCAACGTCGCAAATCTTGCACGGTAGACGTGCGCAGCATTGGTAACAGTTGCCTCACGAAAAGATAAGCTTCCCCCACTGTAACCGCATCTGCAACGTCCAGCACAGTGAACGGGATAGCGTCACACGGCCCGCCCGCAATGACGTAAGGCTTGCTATCACGTTTACGCGCCGATGTCTCGACACCTGATCTGCGCATGTAGGACGTGCATTCAGATAACCAGTCAAGAGCGCCTGCGAACACAAGCAGCACAA